TACGCCGAGATGCCTAACAGCAAATCATTGGCGATTCTTGACGATACGCCGTCAATCAAGACAGTAATTGAAGAAGCGGAAACGCTTAAAGACATTGAAGCCCTGCTGCGAGATGCCGCAGGCTTTAGTCGGACAGATGCGACTGCGCTGGTATCGCGCATCAAGTCCTTGTGCCGTGGCGACCACGATGCAGAACGCCAAGCCGCAGAGATTGCGGGGCTTTTCCAGCGATATAGCAACCCGCAACCCTAACGGCCAACAGGCCATCAAGCCCGCCAAGTGCGGGTTTTTTTATGCCAAAACGGCAAGGAACTATTATGGAAGACATCAAGAGTGTTGTTGAGAGCGGATTAGCTCAGGTTAAGTCTGTTCAAGATCAACTGAAAACCGCTCTGGACGATCACACCGCCCAGATTGAAACCCACGGCAAAGCATCCACTGAGCTGACCGGCAAGATTGACGAACTGTCAGATCAATACAAGACGCTGAAAGAGCAGTTGATTGATCTGGCCCAAAGCCAAGTCACCGGCAGCATGGATCAGTCAGCAAAGAGCGCGGGTGATGAGTTCATTAACTCTGAAGCCTATAAGGCGATGGCTTCAGGCCAGCGTGAAAAGGCTCGCATTGAACTGAAAAACACCGTGGTGACTGGCTCAAACATGCCGTTTGAAGTACAGCGACCTGGCGTTATCCCCGGCAGCTTTGCTCCGCTGACTGTTCGCAGCCAGATTCCCACCATTGCGGTGGCGAGTAATGCGGTGGGTTCATTGCGTGAGCTGTTGTGGACTAATGACGCGGTTGAAGTTGCGGAAGGCGCAGCTAAGCCTGAGTCTGATATCACGTTTGAAGCTTATAACGTGCAGATTGAGACTGTGGCGCACTGGATCAAGGTGTCAAACCAGCTTCTGGCTGATGCGCCTGCGGTTTCTGCGTACATTGATACACGCCTGCGTGACGGCCTTGAACAGCGCATCGATCGTCAGTTGCTCCTTGGTAACGGCACAACTCCTAACCTGTCTGGCTTTACAGACTCCGGTAACTTTGTTGCCTTCACTCCCACCGCTGGTGCCAACCTGGTTGAGTCTATCAACAAGGCCAAGTACAACCGTTGGGCCTTGGGTGAGGTGGTAGACACCGTCATTGTGAACCCTGCTGATTGGGCCGCAATGGAAGTCCTACGCGAAGGCTCCGGCATAGGCCAGTACCTGTATGGCGCTCCCGGTACTAACGCAGGTGGCCAGCCATTCGGTGTGAACGTGGTGATGTCTCAGTACATGACTGCGGGCAGCTTCCTGATTGGCGCGCTGCGATCTTCTGCCATTATCTACCAGCGTCAAGGTGCGGTGGTTGAGATGGGCTACGCTGGCGATGACTTCACCAAGAACCTGGTGACGATTCGCGCAGAAGAGCGTCTTGGCCTTGGTGTAGACCGTCCTGCGGGCATCATGTTTGGCCTGATTACCCCAGCGTAAGCTGACCTGAACGGGGCCGGGTTCACGCTCGGCCCCATTCTTTTTGGAGCAGCAAATGTATAGAGCAATTAAGACGTTCAACCATGACGAATTAGGCCGAGTCATTAAAGGCCAAGAATTTGAAGCCACTGCCGCACAGTTAGGTGGTGTAAAGGCGTTTGTCGAGAAGCTGCCAGAGGCTGCTGTTGATAAGCCTGAAGTTCAGGAAAAACCCACACTCAAGCGCAGAGTCAAAAAGGCTGATTAGTATGTCAGTGATCGATATATGTGCAGCGATGGAGCATACATACGCTGAGCCAGAGGACACATTTCTGGTTAAGCGGTGCCTGGATGCAGCGGAGGATAGCGCGCAGGACTTTCTCAACCGCAATTTTTACGCCGATGAGACTGCATTAGCTGCTGCTAGGGCCACCGTTCCTGCACTACGGACTGCCGCGAGATCGGCATACGCTGCCGCAATTATCGCTGCCCATGCCATCTCAGACGATGAGCTGCGAGAAGAAGCCGAGTTGGACGCGCAAAGGGCGCTAGATGACGCGCTACTGGTAGTGGCAAAGATTCAGCAGGGCATTGTTATCAAGCCTGCCATTGTCGCCGCCTGCCTGCTGATAACGGGCCACCTGTACGCACATCGTGAGGATGTAGTTGCTGGGGTGTCGGTTGCCGCTTTGCCTAATGGCGCTGAGTCTCTGTTATGGCCTTCTCGCGTAGGGTTGGGCATCTGATGCAGGCCGGTAAGCTACGCCACAGGGTCACATTCCAATCACCCGCCATCACTCAAGACTCGGTGACAGGTGAGGTTGTGGACAACTGGGATACTGTGTGGGAGTCCGTCCCTGCATCTGTTGAGCCATTGTCGATGAAAGACTTGCTAGCTTCTCAGGCTGTGCAGTCTGAACTGACTGCGCGCATTGTTATTCGGTATCGAACTGGAGTGCTGTCCACTATGCGGATATTGCACCGGGGGAATATCTACAACATTGAAGGCCAGCCCATGCCAGACGCCAAAAGTGGGTTGGAATATCTCACTATTGGTGTATCTGCCGGGGTGAATGATGGCTGACGGGGTTAGCTTCAAGCTTGAAGGCGTAGAAGAACTATCAGCCAAACTGAAAGAACTACCTATCGACATTCGCCGCAAGGGTGGGCGTACTGCTTTGCTTAAGGCCGCTCAGGTTGTGCGCGATGAAGCCAAGAAAAACGCTCTCAGCGTTGATGATCCACAGAGTTCAGACAAGATAGCCGACAACATTGTTGAGCGGTGGTCGAGCCGTTACTTCAAGAGCACTGGTGGCGACATGATGTTTCGCGTTGGAGTGATGGGCGGCGCTGGTGGCAAAGCTGAATCCGGGAGCCTTTCAGGTTTACCTGGCGGCGATACTCGCCACTGGAGACAGCTAGAGTTTGGCAATCAAAACCACGCTGCCAAGCCATTCATGCGTAAGGCTCTTGCACAGAATATCAGCAAGGTGACGGCCACGTTTATCACTGAGTACGGCAAGGCTCTGGACAGGGCCATTAAGCGCGCAAGCAAGGGCCGGTAATGTACCCACCAATCTTTGAAATATGCAAAGCCGATAGCGGCGTGACTGCTGTGCTTGGCGCTAGCCCTGTGCGGCTGTACCCGTTTGGCGAGGCCCCGCAGCGAGCGGCTAAGCCCTACGCCGTCTGGCAGACGATCAGCGGTGGCCCAGAGAACTATCTAGGCAACCTGCCAGACATTGACTCCTACAGCCTTCAGGTAGATTCCTATGCGCCCACAGCGTCATCTGCCAGAGCAATTGCCAAGGCAATCCGCGACGCCGTGGAGCTATACGCCCATGTGACGTTCTGGGGCGGCGAATCGCACGACATTGAGACAAAGAATTACCGGGTAAACTTCACCATTGATTGGTGGGTTCCCAGACCCTAGCAACCAAACCCCACTAGCCCGCTTCTGCGGGTTTTTTTATACCTAAAGAAAGAGGAACTACCTATGGCCAAGCTCGCGCAAGGCACTCAAATCTACTTTATTGACCCGACAGACGACACCACGGTGGTCACTGTTGACTGTGCTACCACGTTCACGCCCGGTGGTGCGCCTGCTGACCAGATCGAAACTACCTGCCTTGAGGACTTTGATCGGGAATATCTCCCCGGTTTGCGTACTCCTGGACAGGCATCGATGACGATCAACGCTGACCCGACAAATACCAGTCATCTTTTGATGCATGAGCTGTCGGAGTCGAACCCTTCACCCACGATTAAGTGGGCGGTTGGTTGGTCAGACGGCACTTCGCCGCCGACTGTCACAACGGGTGACTTTGTGCTGCTCGATACGCGCACATGGTTCACGTTTCAAGGTTACATCTCAGACTTCCCGTTTGATTTCGCCATGAACACGGTTGTTACCAGCACGGTGACTATCCAGCGCTCAGGCGGGTCTGTTTGGGAACCCAAGGCATGAGTCTGACGATTGACTCACTCCGTGAGATGGGGGCGTTTACGGGCGCTCCTGTCGAGCGAGAGATCACTTGGAAGCAGAAGGGTAAAGAGCTAACCGCCACGGTTTACGTTCGGTCACTGTCCTACAAGAGCGCGGTGTCTGACATACGCTCTGTGGGTATAGACGGTGATCCCGTTGCAGGGCGTATAGCGGCCTGTATCTGCGATGAGAACGGCAAAGCTGTGTTCACCCCTGCCGATATTACTGGCGATGCAGACCCCGAGAGA